CGTTTCCAAATAAACCCCGAATCCATGTTTCACGTGAAACGCCCACAAATGGCCGCTGGTGCGTTCTGTGCCTCCGCCGCTAGGTGGGTGGCGGCCAGCGCAAACCAACGCATGGGCGCCCGCGCCGCTTTGAAGCCGGGGTAGCCTGTGTGCCGGATAGGTGAACCACCGTGAAGCGCAGCCCGAGTAAAATAGCGAAGGAAACGAAGGCACAGCCGGCCGAGCGCGTCGAGACCCGGTCGCTGGCCGAAATCACGCCCTATCCGCAGAACGCGCGCACGCACACCGACCAGCAGATCGAGCTCCTCGCCAACCTGATGCTGCGCTATGGCGTCGACCAGCCGATCGTGGTCGACGAGGCCGGCGTCATCCTCAAGGGCCACGGCCGACGGCTGGCGGCGATCAAGGCTGGCTTCGAGTCGTTCCCGGTGGTGGTGCAGCGCGGGTTGTCCGATGACGACAAGCGCGCGTTGCGCATTGCCGATAACCAGGTCGCGCTGTTGGCCGGCTGGGATCAGCAATTGATGCAGCTCGAGTTGGGTGAGTTGAAGCTGCACGGGTTCGATCTGCCGCTGCTCGGGTTTGGCGATGCTGAGCTGGCGTCGTTCCTTAATCCGGCCAATCCGGGGCTGACCGATCCGGACGAGGTTCCGGCGGCGCCCGCGGTCCCGATCAGCAAGCCGGGCGACGTTTGGTTGCTCGGTCGGCACCGTCTGGCTTGCGGCGACGCGACGATCGCGGCCGATGTGGCTAAGGCGATGGATGGGGCGGAAGCGAATTACGTTTTCACTTCGCCGCCCTATGGGATTAACCTCGAATACGAGCGCGGCGACAGCCTGGAACAGTTGGTCGAGCTCATCGCTGCGGTAATTGGGACCATCGATACCATTGTTGCGCCTGATGCTTACGCGACTATGAATTACGCCGACATCTTCCGCCCAGGCGATGCTGGCTTCACGCCGATGTCCGAGCACTACCACAAGCCGTTTGCGGCGCTGGGTTGGTGCCTGCGGGGCAATAGGGTGTGGTTCAAGCCGTTCGGGCGACTGTCGCTGGCGTACGGAACATCGACCACCATGAACCTACGCGAGTGGGAATATGTGCGAACTTGGCGGCGAGGTCGCGGTAAGGAGAAGCTGCGAGAGCATGGGTTGAGTCTGCGCGGCGTGTGGAAGACGTTCGGCGATGACGCCGTCTTGTTGGATTGGAAGCAATACGACACCACCACGGATAAGGCGACGCATCCGGCAGCGTTCCCAGTTGTCCTGCCAGTGACGGGGATGCGCTGCTATACCGATGAGAATGGCATTGTGTTTGAGCCATTCTCTGGCTCGGGCACCACCATCATTGCGGCCGAGATGACCGGACGCGCCTGCCGCGCGCTCGAGATCAATCCGGCCTATGTCGATGTCGCGGTGCTGCGCTGGCAGAGTTTCACCGGCGAGCAGGCGACGCTGGACGGGCAAACGTTCGATGAGGTCAAGGCCGACCGGCTAGGTAAGCGCCAGCATCAACCCGCAGAGGCCGCGGTAACGGCATGACGACGCCCCCCGATAAGCCATTCAACTTCGCCGACATTTCCAAATCCCCTGAGCCGTACAAACGCAAGTCGCGGGCGAAAGACCCAAACAATCCCACCAAGGGTGGCCGGCCGGCCGGAGCGCTCAACAAGCGCACCATCGCGGCGATCGAGAAAGCCAGAGCGAACGCGCCGGCCGTGCAGAAACTCTCGCTCACGAGCCTGCGCGAGACCGCGCGCTATCTCGGCTCGGCGATGGCGCTCAAGCAACCGTGGCAGCCCGACGGCCAACCGCGACCAGGCGGCGACTACAAGATGTTCATGGAGCTCGCCGTGCTGCAGTTGCGATATCTCGAGGCGATCACGCCTTACGAGGCGCCACGGCTGGCGGCGATCGCGATGATGCCGCAGGGCGAGCAGCGGCGGACCATCGTCAATTGCACGATTCTCGATGAGCGCGGCGGCAAGGTGTACAGCGACGCGACGATCGAGGGCGATGCAACGGAGGTAGGGGAAGAGCAGCCGGCCGCCGCCGGTGACGAAGAGGCCGCGGCGTGATGCTCGAGCAGGTGCCGCAGGAGATCATCTATCAACGGCCGCCGTTGTATTCCAAGCAGATGGCGGCGATGTTCGATCCGCGCCGCATCTCCGTTATCGAGGCGAGCAGCAAGAGCGGCAAGACCGTCAGCGGCATTATCTGGCTGTACGAGAAGGCGCTGCAGGGTGCGCCCGGACAGAACTTCTGGTGGGTTGCGCCGGTGAGCCTGCAGGCGCGTATTGCGTTCAACCGCATGCGGCAGCATTTCGTCGACCAGGACGGCCTGCCGATATTCGCCGTCAATCTCAGCGATCACACGCTGACTAACGCGCGCGGCGCCGTCATTGCGTTTCGCAGCGGCGATCATTCGGACTCGCTCTACGGCGAGGACGTTTATGCGGCGGTGATCGACGAGGCGTCGCGCTTCAAACAGGAAAGCTGGCACGCCATCCGCTCGACCTTGACGGCAACGCGCGGGCCAATCCGCATCATCGGCAACGTCAAAGGTCGAAAGAACTGGTTTTACCAGCTCGCGCGCATGGCCGAGGCTGGCTCTCCGGAACTCGGTTACCACAAGCTCACGGCCTATGACGCGGTGGCGGCGGGCGTGCTGGCCGACGCAGAGATCGAGTCGGCCAAGACGATGCTACCGGACCATGTGTTTCGCGAGTTGTATCTCGCCGAGCCGAGCGATGACGAAGGCAATCCGTTTGGCGCCGATCACATTCGCGCTTGCATTGCGCCGCTCTCCGGCAAACCGGCGGTAGCGTGGGGTTGGGATCTGGCACGCAAGCAAGACTGGACGGTTGGCATCGGGCTTGATGCCGAAGGCTGCGTCTGCGTAGCGCTGCGGTTTCAGAAGCCGTGGTCTGAGCAAGTCAAGATCATCAAGAAGTTTGTCCATAGCACGCCGGCGCTGATCGACGAGACTGGGGTTGGCGATCCCATCGTGGATGCAATCAAGCGGCCGGACCACAGCAGGAGCGGCAATGGCGCCGACGTCTACGAGTTGTCGTGCCCGCGGCTGGAAGGTTTCCGGTTCACCAGCGCATCCAAGCAGATGCTGATGGAGGGCCTGGCGCTCGCCATCCACGAGCGCAAGATCCGCTTTCCGCAAGGCCCGATCAGCATCGAGTTGGACAATTTCGAATACGAGTTCACGCGGCTCGGCGTGCGCTATTCGGCGCCGGCGGGCCAGCATGACGACTGCGTTTGCGCGCTTGCGTTGGCGTGGGCGTGCTTCGAACGCAAGAAGCGCGGGTACAATCTCGATGCTTTGGCCAGTTAAACCACGGGAGAACTACATGAAGCGTCTATTAGCTACGGCCGCCATCCTGGCGGTGCTATCTGTGCCGGCCGCCGCCAGCACCGTCACGCTGGGTGGCGTGACCTGGGACACCACCAACTCGGGCAGCCTGAACCTCGGCAACGTGGTGCCGGCCGGCAACCAGCCGCAGAACGCGCCGTGCGTCATCTGCGGCGCGAACCAGCCGCAGCAGCCAGCGAACTTCGGCTACAATGACTACAGCAACAACGGAAGCGTGTCCTCGATCACCGCCTTTTCCGATCAAGGCAACGGCGGCCGCAACACGCTGGCCGACAACACCTTCGCCACCGGCTACACGGTAGGCGCTGGCAGTCCGTTCCTGGCTTTCCTGTTGCTCAACGGCGACACCACCCTCGGCTTTAGCATCGGCGTCGATGTCAACGATACCAACTCGCCGCAGACGTTGAACTCGTTTTTCTTCCTCGACTTCACCACGCATACCGTGCTGGCATCCTTTACCGGCGGCACCACCGGCAACGTGCCGTCGAAGAACAACGGCACCGGCTTCCCGGACTACAGCATCACCGGGGCGCTGCTCAATCTCAACGACGTTCATGTGGGAGATACGATCGGTTTCGTAGCTCTCATGTCGGGGTTGAACGACGGGCCGGACTCGTTCTTCATCGAGGCGGCACCGGCAGCAGTCGTGACCCCATTGCCCGCGAGCCTGCCGTTCTTCGCCGCCGGTCTTGTTGGTTTGATTGGTCTGGTGCGCAGGAGGAAGTCCAACCGGATCGCGTAAGCTGACGCTGCTTCCCGCTCCGTCAGCTCACAGGCCCGCCGGGATGATACCGCCATCCATCGGCATCCCGCCCGGTGGGCCACTTGTCGATGACCAGACACCGCCCCAACCGGAAACGACTCCATAGAGTAGTTGCTCATTGGCGGGTGATCCGCCACAAGAACGGCCGCATCAAGAAACGCATCCTGATTAGGAGTTGTCGACGAGGGCGCGAAATGTGATGGCTGTGATCAACCTGAAACCCTTGCGCGACGGTTTTACCAATCTCCTGGCTGGCCTCGGCGTGCCTGGACGCGACAAGTTTGCGTCGCAGGAATACACGTTCGTGCCGATGTCGCTGGCTGAGTGCGAGATCGCCTATCGCGGCGATTGGATTGCGCGCAAGTGCATCGATATTCCGGCTTTCGACATGACGCGCGAATGGCGGGCGTGGCAGGCCGAACAGGATCAGATCACCAAGCTCGAGATGTGCGAGCGAAAGCTGTTCGTGCAGATGAAAGTGCAGCAGGCGCTCGTCAAGGCGCGCCTGTACGGCGGATCGGTCATCGTCATCGGCGTCGAGTCCGGTAATCCGGAGGAAGAGCTCGTCCCTGAAGCGGTTGGCGAAGGCGATCTGAAGTTCCTGCACGTGGTGCCGTGGCACTATTTGTCGATGGGCGACACCGTTTGGGACGTGAGCTCGCCATATTGGGGGCAGCCTAGTTGGTATCAGTTGCAGACGCAGTTCGATCGATTTGGCCGCCCCGCTCTGAGCAACGCCGCGTCGCTCGCACAGATGCCCGGTTCGCAAGTCAAGATGCACCCCTCGCGGGTCGTGCGCTTCGTTGGACTGCCGCCGCCCGACATCCTCACCTCGAGCACGTCATCGTTCGGCGACAGCGTGTTGCAGCCTATCAACAGCGCGATCAAGGCGTGCGGGCTGATCGCTGGGTCTCTCGCGACGCTGATGTCGGAAATGAAGTTAGACGTCATCAAGGTGCCGAATCTGGGCGAGGAATTGTCGACCGACAGCGGGACGCAGAAGATCATCAGCCGGTTTTCCAACGCCAACGCCGCGAAGTCGATTATCAACACCATCCTGCTGGATTCCAGCGAGGAATGGCAGCGTATCGGGACCAACCTGGCCGGCGCCGAGGCCCTACTGACGGCCTATTTGCAGATCACGTCGGGCGCCGCCGATATTCCGGCGTCGCGATTTCTTGGTCTGCCGCATCGCGGCCTCAACGCCACCGGCGAGGCCGATTTCCGCAATTATTACGATCGGCTTGCCAGCGAGCAGTCGGTGAACCTGACACCAGCGATGAACATTCTCGACGAGGTGCTGATCCGCTCGTCGTTGGGCGATCGGCCGGACGAAATCTATTACGAGTGGAATTCGCTCTGGCAGCAGACCGACGGCGAGAAGGCTGACTTGGCGCTGAAGAAGGCGCAGACCTACAAGATCGATGCCGACGAGGGGCAGATCCCGCCGACCGCACTGGCGCACGCGCGTATCAATCAGTTAATCGAGGACGGTTTCTATCCTGGGCTCGAGCAGGCGCTCGCTGACGCTGAGGCCGAGGGCGATACGGTCGAGGAGCACAACGCGCCGGCGCCGCCCCCGCCGCAACTGGCGCCGTTCACGGGGCAACCGCCCGATCCGAATGCGCCGCCGGCTGATCCCAAAGCACTACCGCCACCGCCAACACAAGCCGACCCCGCCGTGCCGTAAGGAGATGAGCAGATGTTGCAGGTTCTGAACGGCCCTTTCATCCAAGCCGGTGAATCGCTGTCGGACGCCATCGACTGTAGCGCCGGCGAATTGGTGCGGTTGACCATGCCGGGTGCCTGGACGGATGCCGCGCCGCTGACGTTTCAGATCAGCACGGATGGCGTGTTCTACAACGATCTATTCACGCTCGATGGCCATGAGCTCACGTTGCCGGTGGTCGTGCCGGGCGCGGCGGTGCTCGTTTCGCATGATGTCGGGCGCGCCATCGCGTTCATCAGGTTTCGGTCGGGTACGCGGGCCGCTCCCGTGCCGCAGCAAGATCTCCGCGAGTTCGCGGTGGCGGTCAACGTGCCTGATGCCGCGGGTGGCGCCGCTCGGTGAGCGACCCGACCGGTACCGCGGGCCTGCGGCGCTCATTCCTGGCCGAAGGCAACCGCCGCCTGACGCGGGTGCGCTCGCTCACGCATACGATGCTGGTCGAGCACGACGTGATGGCGGCACGCGGCGACCCGCTGGCGCAGTTGCTGCCGCATCCGGGTAATCGGCTGGCGGCGTTCATGCAATGGTTCGAGCAGACGGTTAATGCCCAGTTGCTCGGCGGCCGATGGTGGGAGCGGTTCCTCGAGCGCGCCTATCGCTCCGGATTTGAGGCTGGCAGTGCGCTGACACACACGCCTCCCGGTGCCGCGCCACTGCCGGCGGTGTTCCGCGAGCTCGCCGGTCGCGAGTTCGCGGGCATCGCGGCTGCGCTTGTGCAGCAGGTTACACGGCAGGCCGCCGGTGCCGCGCTCGGGCGGCGCAAGCCGCAGCCGATGTATCGCCAAGTGCTGCCGGTGCTGCGCAAGGTTGGCGACGCTCGCGTTCGGGCCGCGACCAATACGCTGACGGTCAAGCTGCATAACTCCGGCCGGCTGGCACAGTTTCGTGCCGCCGGCATCGCCCGTGTCGGCATCACGCCGGAACGCCTGGAGCCGCGCAAGCCTTCGCGGTTCTTGAAGCGGGATCATTCGCAGCACGACCATTCGCTGCATGATCGAGAAACCGCGGTGCAGAAAAGCCTCCGCGAGGTCAACGAGTTGTTAGCGAAGCAAAAACGCCAACAGGAGGAAGAGCAGGCGCAGGCTGAAGCCGAGCTGGAATCCTACCGGGAGCGTCTAGCGGCCGAGATAGAATCCCACCAGGCGGGTGGTTTGGTGGGCGTGACGGCGGCGCAAGCCGAGACTCAATTGGCGGCGGCCCAGGCGCGGGCAGAGGAGGAAGTGGCGGCCGCCAAAGCCGCTACGGCCGAGCGGGAAGCGGCGGCGGCGGAAGCTTGGCAGAAAGTCCTCGCTGCCAGAAAAGAGGCAAGGGCGGCCGAGTATGCGGCGAAAGCCGCAGCCGCTGTCGAGGAGGAGGCCGCGCGAGCGGCCGAAGAGCCGGCGGTCGAGGAAGTCGGCGCGCCAGAGCCTGCCGCAGAAGAAGTGAACATCCAAACCGCGGGCGATGATCGTGTCTGCGACGAATGCGACGGCATCGCTGCTGCCGGTCCCTATACGCTCGACGAGGCTGACTTTCTGATTCCTGCACATCCGAATTGCCGCTGCAGCTTCGTTCCGGCCGGCGAAGATGCGGCCGATCCCGATCAACTGTCACTTCTGGAGACCAACGAATGACGATCGGCATTCGTTTGGTCGGGCCGCCGGTCGAAGCGCAACTTAGCGCGAATCTTGCCAAGCAGAAGCAGAAAATCAGGCGGTCGGTTGATGCTGCGGCGATGAAACTCGGTAATTCAATCGTAGAAAAAGGCCGCGCTGACATTGCATCGGCCGGTCAGTTCGGCCAGCGATGGACCCAGGGGCTAACCTCCGAAACGACTAACGAAGGCGATGCGCGCACCGTCATCACGATCCGGGAGGCGGTTCCGTATTGGCGCGTGTTCCAGGACGGCGCCATCATCCAAGGTAAGCCGCTGCTGTGGATACCGTTGAGCTTTGCAACGGAAGCACATGGCGTCAGCGCAAAGGACTATCCCGGTCGTCTGTTTCGCGTCGACCGCAAATCCGGCGGCGCTCCTCTGTTGTTGTCGGCGGATGACGGTGAGCCGAAATATTCCGGACACGAGAGCGTTCGCATTCCCAAGAAGTTCCACTTGATGGAAATCATCACCGCCGAGTCCAAGACATTTGGCGAATTGTACCGGGTCGAAATGACCAGATAGCGGGAAAGGGACAGGCCATGTCGCTAAGCGGCCTTGTGTTGGGCATCATCAATATCGCGATCGTGGTCGTGATCCTGCTCCTCGTCGGGGCGGTCATTCTCTGGTTCTGCAACTGGCTGAACTTCCCGATTCCAGCGATGGTGCAGAAGCTCTACATCGCGGTGGTCGCCCTGATCGCGCTCTACATGCTGGTGGCATTGGCGTTCGGCATCCCGTCGATCCGCATCATTTCGCATGCGGGCCTGGTGCCGCTTCTCGCCTGATGCCCAGCGATCGGCAGTTTTTCTTTTCGGTCTTTGTACTGGTCGTGGCCGCAGTGCTCGCGCTGGCGGCCTACGGCTATTTCAGCGGCGCGTGGGATCGCAATCCCATCCCGCCGCCAGCCATCGTCGACTGAAAGGGTCATGCCATGAACATGCTCGACAGGATCGAGGTCGAAGAGCGTTGCGACCTCAGCGACGCCGGTGCCAACATGCGGATAACCGCCGACGGCTATCTGGTGGCGTCGCCGCGGATCGCTCGCACCGGCATCCAGATTTACAGCGGCCATGAGGTTGGCCGCGATGACCTGCAGATGGTGCGGGTCTATCGCCCGGCCGACCAGGTGTTCGATAAGGCGGCAATGGCATCGCTGGCGTGGCGGCCGGTCACGCTCGAGCACCCTGACGACGCCGTCACCGCGAAGAATTGGAAGCAGCACGCCGTTGGTCAGGTCACCGGTGAGGTCGCGCGCGACGGCGAGTTTATCCGGGTGCCATTGGCGCTGATGGACGCGGCCACAATCGATGCGGTGAAGTCCGGCAGGTCGCAACTATCCGTTGGCTATGGGGCGAAGCTCGTCTGGGGCGACGGCGTGACGCCGGCCGGCGAGCCGTACGACGCGATGCAGACCGACATCCGTGCCAACCACGTCGCCATCGTCGCGACAGCGCGTGGCGGCGACAAACTCAAGATCGGGGACGAAACCGATCGCGAGTTCTCGATGGCTGAGCGCGAAGCAGCGGCCGAGAAGGGCCAGGCGATGTCCGGCGGCGGTTTCCCGATCAAATCGGAAAAGGATCTACGCAACGCGATCCAATCAATCGGACGTGCCAAGGATCCGGCTGCCACCAAGGCGCATATCAAGAAGCGGGCGAAGGCCCTGGGCCTGACATCGCTTATTCCCAAGCAGTGGGGCGATGCCGCCCCGAGAAAGGAGACCAACATGACCGTGAAGACAATTGATGGCGTGCAGATCGAGCTGGAGGACAAGGACGGTCAGATCCTCGACCGTTACCTCGGCAGTCTGCAGAGCAAGCTGGCCGATAACGAGAAGAAAGTCGGCGAGTTGACCGCGCAGCTCGCCACCCTCGGAAAATCCATCGAGGGCAAGGACGGCGAGATCGTCGGCCTTAACAAGAAGCTGGCCGACGCTGAATGGACGCCGCAGAAGCGCGACCAGTCCATCCGTGAAAGCATGGAAGTCTTCGACCGCGCGCGCTGCGTGCTTGGGGACAAGTTGGTCACCGACGGCAAGACCGACATTCAAATCAAGCGCGAGGTCGTTGCCGCCGAAATTGGTGACGAGGACGCCAAGGCGATGTCGGATGAAGCCATCAACGGCGTGTTCCGCGCCGTGACGCGGGAAGTCAAGAAAGGTGGACTGCAGCGCACGGTCGATGCTTGGTCCCGGCCAATGCCAAAGCCGAGCTTGAGTCCGTCCCAGGCG